GACTAAAGAAGTTAAACCAAAAGGATTAATGGCTAAGAGGGAGACAGAGTAATGCGTTTTATGTTTGGACAAGCACTAGCAGGTGCAGCAAGAAGAGGTTCTCAGAGATTACAAGAGCTTGAAACTAGAGCACAGACTATTACCGACAGAGCAACACAAAGGTTTTTAAATCAACACGATGCATGGCAAACACAGTATGACGCAGACAAGCGTGAATATACAAAAGCCTATCAAAGTTTAGACAATGTAGGTATAGAACTTACCAAGGCACAAAAAGAAATGATACTTCTTGGTGGTCCAGAGGGTGCAAAAGCATTTGCTGAAGCATATAAAAACGACAGAGAAAATCAAGCATATAAATATTCAAAACAAAGAGGAAGACAAATTAGTTTTGAAGCAGGAAGAACTACAGAGTTAGAAAAACCACAATTTGAATATACAGATGAAATGAAACAAGCCTTTCTTGGTAAAGTATTTCAAAGGTCAGATGACTATAATAAACTTGTGGGTCAAGGAGATGAAAAAGGTTTAGCAGACCTAGGACTTGGTATAAAGAAAGCATCTGCATTATATGCTCAAGGACTTAATCCTTATAGAGATATTGAAGAGTCAATGAAGATGACTGCACAGACAGAGGAACAAAAGAACCAATCAATGTTAGGTCTTACAATACCTGCATCTTATCTACAATCTGGTGTGAGAACTCAGTTAGCAGCTATTGGTGTAGTTAAACCTGAAGAGATAACTGATGCACAGTTAGGTGTAGGAACAGGTTGGAAAACTCCTGTATATGATTTAGTTGATACAGAAACTTTATTAAGAATAGAAGAGAGTGGACTAAACCAAGAAAAAGTTGCATTGAGTATGAAAGCCACTATACAAGAGATGCAGTTTAATAAAGAATATAATGGTGTTCTTATGAAAATTAAATTAAAACAATACCAAGGCATGGATGATGAACAATTAAGAGTGCAATTACAGAACGATAATTTAAAGTTACAAAATGCATATGATAAAATTAAACTTGATCCTGTAACTGCTAAAACAATACAAGACTTAGAAGTAGAAGCAGCAGGATTACAAAATGATTTAATGGAAAAAAATTTAAGTGAGACATCTTTAAATCAATCTATAACAAATGCACACGCTAGAGAGATACAATTAAAAGAAAAACTAAAAGCTACAACAGACCCAGAAGGGCAGAAGCTAGTAAGCTCTCAGATTAAACAAGTTCAAGATGTTATAAAAAGCCACTTAATAATGAAAGAAACTTTGAATGCAGTTGACTCAGGTATTAATAATGCAACACCACTGTTTAATTTAAAAGAACAGTTTATGTTAGAAGCAAAAAATCAAAGAGGATATTTTGAAGAGAGCATTAAAGAAGGAACAGGTGCTTTAGCAGCCGTTGATACAGGAGAAGAGACAGCAAAAGGTCGTGTAAGAAGAGCGTATGATACAGTGCAAGGAACTATATATCAGGATGAAAATCCTGAAATGTTTAAAGCTATTGAGGATCAAATACAAGCAGATGTAGATTTTAAATTTTTAAATATGTTAGCTAAGCCTGATTCACAGGGTAACTATGCATCTTTAACACCAGATGACAAGGGTGTAAACGCTTTCATATCTACTTTATCTGTTACTAATAAAAGTGATTATGAATTATCTGTTACTCAAAGAATTACGGACACAGAATTTACAACCATAGTTGATGCTGTAGAAGATGGAGTCATGTCAGTTGAACAAATAATAAAAGAAGTGTCTGATTCTAATCAACTACCACTTGATGAGTCAGGTAAAATAGTAAATAATATTGTTGCAATGTTAAAACCTAGTCAAGGTGAAAAAGATAGTGCTACTAATATAATAAAAGATGCCCAATCAACTATAAATACAGCACTAAATCCTGAACAAGAAAAACTTAATAAATATGCAAGTTCTTTTAGTGCAGAAACTACAGATACAAAAACTTTAGGTGAAAAAATTGATGATAAAATAAAACAAGAAATAATCAATGAGAGAAAAAGACCTAAATTTTTATCTAACATCGCTCAAGGAATTGGAGCAGGAGGTAAATTAAGAAATACGTTTAATAATTTTACAAAGCTAGAGGGAGTTAGTGATAGAATAAACCAAATGAAAGATTCATCCTATTTAAAATCTGAAAATAAAATAAATCAACAAAATGTAAACTCTGCATTTCAAAGTTTAATAAAGTTAAAAGAACTATTTAACAATGAAACTAATGTAAGCAACGAACAAATAAATAAATTTTTAAAGAGTGACTTTAGGTTGTTATATAATTCTTTAAGCGAGGATCAAAAAGGTTTATTAGAAAATATAGGAAATTAAATGGTAAGTTTAGCAGACTATAGAAACAAAAGAAAACTTGTTGGTGGTGTAATAGCAGGTGTTCCCACTGCTCTTTCTTTAGATACTTATAAAAATAAAAGAAAGAATAGAGATGAATTAAATAAGTTAACATCCTATGGTGCACCAACAGAAGATTTTACAATACAAAAATTTGCACAAGATGAAAATAGAATAGCTAGTTTAAATGACTACATGGTAAAGAGATTAGGTGAAGATGGACAGCAAGATGAAGATGAATCTAATGAAGATTATGTAAAAAGATTTATGACTCATGCTCGTAGGTTTGAAACTAATAGCATAGATATTATGGGTCAAATAGATTATCTACGTGGTGCAAACGAAGAAGATAGAAGAAGATTTGGAAAGTTGTATTCAGACTACAACGCATTACCAAGTGCAGGTGAAGAAGGTGGAGACAGTAGATTAAGAGCCACTAAAGATTATTTAAAAGCAGCAATACTTGATCCAATAAACCTCGTAGGTTTTGGTGTAGCTAGATTAGGAACTGCTGTTGTTGGTAAGATGGCTGTTAAAGAAGGGCTAAAAAGATTTGTACCAAAATCCAAAGTAACAAGAGCAATGATAGGTAGTACAGGTGCAGGTGCAGGATATGGTGCTATGTATAACTTAGCAGATCAAGATATAAAAAGAAAAAGTTTTATGGTTGATGAAGAAACAGGCGAAGAACTAACACCTGACACTGAAATAGACTTAATGGATACAGCTTTTGATGCAGTGCTTGGTGCAGGTATAGGTGCAGGTTTAGTTGGTGCAGGTGCAGGTGTAGGCATTGGTGCAAAGAAATTATTTGGAAAATCAAAGAAAGATAAAGATTTATTAGATCAGATAGCTGAAGATGAAACAGCGACAATAGACCCTGTTGAAGGTCCTCGTGTTATTGATCCGTCAAAGTTAGAAGAAGCAGAAGAAATAATAAAAAAATCTAGAAAGAAAAAGGGAGAACCTTTTAGTGATGAAGAATTTAAAAAAGGCATAGAAAAACTAGATGAAAATATAATAACTAAACAAGATATACTGAGAGAATCACCTATAGTTAATGGCAGAGTGTTAGTAGAACTATCAAAGAAAATGAACAAGATAGTTATTAATATTACTGAAGAACAAGAAAGATTGGGCAGACCTATAACTCTTGTAGAAAGAGCAAAAGAAGATAAGATAGTTAGTAACACAGTTAAAAATCTTTTACAAAATATTGAACAAGTAGATCAAGATGTATTACAAGCTGCTCTTAGAAAAGAAGGAATAACTGAGAATAGATTTTTAGATTTTTTAGAAACAACAGACGCTTTTGCTCAAATGAAAAGAAGCACAGAAAGAGAATCAGCACAAACAATAGGATCACTAGGTCCAGTGGGAGCTTTAAGAAATAAACTTTTATCTTTAGACCCTGCATTAAAAAAGAGATTAGATGAATTGTATGGTGCAGATGAAGAAGTTACTAGCTCTATAGGTAGTGCATATAATTTATTGAAAAGATTAGATAGGGAACGTAGAGCATTAATGGTTACACAGATTGCAACAACAGCACGTAACGTGGCTACAGGTTTGTCTGTTGTTACCTTTGAAACTTTAGCTAATACTATGGAAGCAACACTGTATCATTTAGGTAAAGCGTTTAAAGGAGAGACAAAAGGATTTGCAGTAGGTTTAAAAGATTGGACAAAAGATAGTTTTGGTTTGTTGTATAGGTTTGTAAGACAAGGACAAAGTAAAGAGATAGCAGACTTTTTATTAGAAAATAATCCACGTATAAGTAAAGTTATGTTTCGTACACTAGGAGATGTAGGAGAGAAAGAATCTGAAACACTGTCATCATTTGCTAGGTATGCTAATACTTTAAACATAACACAAGATGCATTATTTAGGAGAGCTTTCTTTTCTGATTATGTAACTAAAAGATTAAGAAGAGCAGGTGTAGAATTATCTGACCTAGATAGAAACGGAACAAGTATATTTGGTATAGCAAAGAAAAGTAAAGGTCAGGTAAATACAGAAGTACAAATTCTTAGAGATGGTATGGAGTATTCATTAAAGAATACATTTGCTCTTATGCCAAGGAGTGGACCTGCACATCACTTTGTAAAGTTTGTTGAATCTTTTCCGGGTATGCCTGTGATTGGTACAGGTGAGTTTCCATTTGCTAGGTTTATGGCAAATGCTATGTCCTTTCAGTTAAAATACAGTCCTATCAATGGAGCATATGGTATATACCAAGGTGCTATTGCAGGAGCAATGAAAGGTTTAGGTAAGAAAACTACACCACAACAAATGCAAGAGATAAGAGAAAGATTAGGACAAGGTATGGTGGGTTCAGCTGCATTAGCTACTGCTATATATTATCGTGAAAATAATCAAGATACTGAATGGTTTAATCTCAAAGCTAAAGATGGTAGAACAGTTGACATGCGACCCTTCTTTCCTGCTGCACCATATATGATTGTAGCTGATATGATTGTTAAATATAATAATGGTGAGCTTGATAAATTAAAAGGTAAAGATTTTATAGATGGATTTACAGGTGCTCAGTTTAGGGCTGGTGCGGCATCATATACAGTTGATAAATTTTATGAAGTAATTGGATCAGAGGGTGGTATAGATTCTATTGGAACAGAAAGACTTGGAGAAATAATAGGTGGATATGTTGGTGAAGTTACATCAGGATTTATTACACCTGCACGTATTGTCAAAGATGTAGTTGCAGCATTTGATGAAGAAGAAGCAATTGTAAGAGACTCTTCTGCAATAGAGGGTGTTGGAGCTAAAGAACGTGGTGTCAATGCTTTTCTATCAAAGTTTTTAAAGAACATTCCTTATGCATCACAGACACTGCCTGAATATGAATCCCCTACGAGAGAAGAAACAGTAAGAACACAGTCACCTTTGTTAGGTCAGTTCTTAGGTTTAAGATTTAGAGAAAGAGCAAATCCTGCTGAAGCAGAACTAGTAAGATTAGGATACAAGAGTTTTGAAATATTACCTACAACAGGGGATAAGGAAGCTGACAGACTAGCAAAGAAAACACTTGGTGGAATATTAGAAAAGTATATAGGTAATTTAATTAAAAGAGATAGATATAAAAACATGACAGAAGCACAGAAGAAAGCTGTCGTTAAAATATATCTTAGAGAATTAAGATCAGTAGCAAAAGATTTTGGAGAGATAGAAGCAGCAAAGGTTGCTCAGGAAATGGGAACAACCTTTACTTCATTTGATAGAGCACAGTGGTCTAGACTACCTAGAAATATGCGTAAACTAGCCAATGAATATTACATGGAAAAACATGGAAAAACTGTAGAGGAGTCAGGTGAATATAGAAAAGGTACTATGGTAGGTAGAATATTAGGAAGACAACCTCTATCATATTAATTATCTCTTATCCCCACTACCCCCTAGTACACCACGTTGTTTTCTATCACTTAACTTATCAAGATTAGACTGCATCAATGCACCTAAATCTAGGTTAAGATGATCAGCTAACATAGCACAGTACCATAGGACATCCCCTATTTCCCCACCAAGATCGTGACTCTTCTTGTTGTCACGTATAACCTTCTTAGCTTTATTAGCTATCTCACCTGCTTCACCAACCAATCCCAAACTTAAATACTCAAGAGCTTTATCTTTAGGAAAGATGGCAGTCTCCTTTGCTTTTGTTTGGTAGTCTGATGCTACCAATAAACATTTTTTTCTATCTTGCATAAACTTCCTTGCTTCCTCTTCTAGTTTCATAATTAATAACTTTCTTTAAACTTTGTGCGAATGCAGAATTAAATCCACGTAGCCATTCTCTGTATTGCATAGTGTTTTCACTATACGGTGGCACAAGAAGTTTGTTGTTGTGATCTACTCCTCTGTAAAAAGCATTCCTTCCTTTATCAAACTGTATCCTCAAGGGTGCATCATACTTCTTTAATCCATGCCTACGTTTTAGCATTCTTCATCTCCTCTATTTGATTTTTAAGTGCAGTGTTTTCTTGCATTAAAGAATTAAATATATTTAAGAGCTTCATCTTTTCGGATGAGCCTATGATCAACTCTTGTACTTCTAAAGCTGTCATTGGTTTTGTTTCTTCAGTCATAATATTCTCCTTTCTATGTTGCTATTATGTCTACGACCTCACATACACCTGCTGTGCATGCGAGTTCTTTACTACCTGCTGTGGTGTCAATTCCCTTTTCAAACTCAGAGAGCTTATCCCAATCAACACTGCTAGGCATTTCTTTTATTAGTTCTTCATACTTATCTTTATCAATCGCTTGATAAGGAGCTTGTGCATAAGTGTGATCACTGTGTGGTAGGAAACTTATGCCTGATATGTCATCAAAGTTTCTGTATACCCAAGCTCCAACATTCAACCAATCATCTTCTTTGACAGATATAGTTACAGATGGTTTGTGTTCACACCAATACCTTTGAAATGTTTCCCAAGTACGTAGCTGATCTAATGCACTAATCTCTGTCTGTGCACCTTTGGGAGCTTTCATAGGAAAGCTAAACACTGTAGTGCTATCAGGCTTCATTACATCAGGTTCATTGGGTATACCTGCCGACTTCATAAACTCTGTTAGTGGGTCTTTGTTATCACCACGTACAGTACGGATATAATACTCACTATACCTAGTGTGTATGCCACTAGCACTGTCTACTAGTTGAGATACAGTACCACTTGGTTTGACACAGGTGATAGCAGTTGACTGTGGTATGCCTAATTTCTTTGCAAGTTTTTTGTTTGTATCAACGGCTTTCTTTTTTAGTTTTTCTAATATGTCACCAACTCTTTCTCCGTCAAATATTTGCTGACCATCCACAAAGAAGATTGTATTATGAGCATTAAATAATTCGCTGTCCATTATACCTGTTAGTGATACACCAAGTAGCCTTTCTTCTTCTGTGTTATCTTTCCATATCTTGCGTAGATATTTAAAGTCTGTAAGAGTAGACTGTAATGTGCCTAGTATTGTAGCCACCTCTACCTTTTCAAGTAGTGTCTCTTCAGTGTCGTCTGATCTAACAACTACTTCAGATAGATTACAGAATTGATATGGTCTAAGTATAATTTCACTACAAGGATTGCAACCAAAGGCATGATCAGTATCACGTCTTCCACTCTTGCCTGCTTGTTTCTTAGCTGAGTCTCTATTAAAGATACCACGTTCTCCTGACTTACTCTCTACTAGAGCTAACCATTCACGCATAAATGTCTCCATACTTATCTTACCTTTGTAGGCTACACTATTATTTGCTAGTGCTCTTTGTCCTTCATTCTCCCACCACTGACCTGACTTAGCATGTCTCATTTGATCGTCACCTAGATTTGAAAGACTGATGAGGGCAGATCGTCTAACCCCTCCAACGACTACTACCTCACCAATCTTACACATTATGTCGTGGCATTCAATAGGGTATAATCTTCTACCTGCTGCACCTTTAAACTTACCGACACAAAACTTATAAAAATCTACTAATGGTTCAGGACCTGATGCCCTACCACCAAATGTTTTTAACCTAGCACCTGCAGGTCTAACATCTTCTACATCAAACTCAGGAACTTGTCCTACATAAAGCATAGCAATGAGTTCTCTCACTGCTCTTGCCCAACCTGCTCTTGAATCACCTACCTTAATAACAGTAGTGCTGTCTTCAAAGTGTTCATTAACCACAGGTAACTTATCTACGTTCTCTCTTTCAACTGAGAACCCTACACCTGTACCACACATAAGTATGTACATACATTCATCAAAGGCACGAGGGCTATCAACAGGTAGATATGAACAGTTATACCCTGCAACATTACATTTATCTAGTGCTGTACCTGCTGTCATTAGTGCTCTCATACTTGGCATAACATTTAAGTTAGCTATGTTTTTAAATATCTTATCTTGTAATTCTAAAGACAAAGTAAAATTGTGTTTCTTAGATACGTGATTAACAACATAATGCACATATCTTTCTACTGTCTCTGTCCATGTTTCTCTTCTTCCTTCTTCAGGCAACCATCTTGCATAGCGTGATAGTGCTATAAAGTTTTGATAGTCTGTTGGTAATGTGTGTTCATTGTTCATCTTTTATCTCCTGTGTTACTTTCATTGTCTTAATTGTTACTCCATTAATGTCGTGTAAATATTCACGAACACCGTCTTCTAACTCTTCCGTTATATCGCCATCAGATAGTACGAGATAATCGTCAGGGTCTACATCTAAATTTAACCACATCCTAACTTGTATTTTCATTTGTAATCTCTATTAGTTTATTTAAATACCAACTAGCTTTCTTTAAGTCTTGCTTTCCACTTTTATATCTATATCGCCATATGTATTTCATTATGTTTCCTTGTAGATAATACTCAAAGCCTACATCTGTAGCAGCTTGAATGGCATCAATACATTCTATACCTCTTTGGTTGTAGTGAGGTGGGTGGTTTACCATATCAGATTCTTCTGCTTTAAACTCATCAATGGCATTACCCTTTTCAAACTCTATCATTTCTTTTACTGTTGCATTCATTAGGCACTCCCTTCTGTATCGGATTTAAAATCAAGTGAGATGACATTACCATCTTTACTTTTAATTGTCAACTTATCTTTTACTCTTGTGTCTTTTTTATTTAACTCTTTTGTGAACTCTTCTATCTCATACATTAAATCTTTATCTACTTCCATCATAGGAACAATGCTTGCCATACAAGTACACAAATGAAACATTGCTTCGTTGTCCATATTAGTTAAACCGTTTTCTTTTGAGGTTACTATATTTATTTCTACTTGCCCTGTCCAAGCTCTGTTTGTATCTAGGGTAGGTCTGACACTTATTATAAAGTCTTCAGGTTTAAAATGTTTTGAATCTATTTTTTTCATATCTAACTCCTTTTTATTTTTCTACCCCTATAAGGAATAAAAGTTTTTGTTAATGTTTTTCCTTTTTCTTTTAGCCATTCTTCAGGTATAATTCTATCATAATAATTAAACCCATATCTTATACACCACTGTGCATAAGAAGACTTTGCACCTTTACGTAATTTTCTTTTACTATTTGTAAACACAAAACGAATATCTAATTTAGGATGTTGCTTCTTAATAGCTATATGTTTTCGCCTATCTAAAGCTGTGAACATACCTTTTGTTTCAATTATTATTCCATTGTTTAATACAAAGTCAGGAGTATAGGTGCGATATGCAAGGTCTTCCCACTCAATCTTTACCTTTTCGTAGGTAAATACTATCTTTAACTTATTTAAGTAAGTGGCAACAGTATCTTCCAAACCACTCCTATACCCATTCTTTCGTGCTATATGTTTAGCACTGTACGCTGACATAACTAGAAGTTATACCAACGAATTGTTCCGTTGTAGTTATCGTTGTCTCTGCTTAGATAACCTAACGACTTCATCTCTTCACGCACTAGCTTCTCTGCTTCTTTGCGTTGCTCTATAGCTACACGTAGTCCTTCTGTTCTACGCTCTCTATATTCTTTCTTCATTGCGATAAGTTCTTTTTCTTTTTCTTTAATCATATCGCCTAGTTCTTCAATTGTTGTTGTCATATATTTAGCTCCATATTTTCTTTGCTTCTTGTTTTAGTTTATAACCCCAAGTCCATGAATCATAGTTAGGGTATACTAAAGAAGCTAACTCATGTCTATCATTGCTGACGGACAAAAATTTCTGTATACTAAATGCTACTTTCTTTAGTTGCTTTTTGTACACAGATAAATTATCTAGTGTGAACTTCTTATAATCTTTTGGTGTAGCAAAAAATAAGTCCACACTATTATCAGGGTATGCCATAGAATAGAAAGCCATCTGTCTCATCTGTGCTTCAGTTGGTTTAGATGGCATGCGTGTTGTTGTTTTTAAATCTACTATCTTATCTTTAAATCTAAAATCAATGTAACCCATAACAGGTATAGGCATATCTTCTAGTTCTACTTCTACCCTTTCTTGGTAGTCTTGCAGGTCAGTGTAGTCAAAGTTGTCATCAATAATTTTGCCAAAGTTTTTTAAAAGTTTCTTTTCTTTTTCTATCTTGACATCTTCAAGGTCAAGTTTAAATTCAATGCAAGTGTCTATATATTTTACTTCCAAAGAATCAAAGTCAAACTTTCCTGTCTTATATTTATCTGCTAAGACAGACTCTTGCACTATACCTCTGACTGCACCTGCTCCACTGCCTGATTTAACACCAAACAAATACCTAGCTACCCACATAGGCACATCACTTATGTAGGTATTCATGCTGCTAGGCGATAGGTAGTCAATGTTGTGTACCTCAAATGGATTATTCTTCTTCATTAAAAAGGTATCTCATCTTCAACATCAACAAGGTTCTTAACTACATCCTTATCAGATGCAGACATATCTGCAGGCTTCGCTTTCTCATTCCATGCATTGAATATGTATGAGTTATAGTTCTCAATCCATTGCATAAAATCAGAGAAGTGATCTTGTGTGCCATCATCTACGTCTAATACATCTGAGTTTAAGGATGCAGTAGGTAGGTAGTAGGAGTTACCGTTAGGCAACTTTCTTTCTTCAGAACCTAGTCCTATTGTGTATTGTACAGGTAGGTGCTTTCTACTACCAATCTTGGCTATGGGTTCGCCCATTATTTTAAATGCATCTCTGTTGTCTACTTCCCATATGAATGGTAAGTTTCCAATCTCCATTGCATCATTACCATCAGCATCCAATACTGAACCTGCTGATAGAGTTCCAATCAATACTCTTACTCTCTTGATACTCTTCAAGAGTTCCTTTGTCTTGACAGGCAATGCTTGGTAATCCTTCACAAAACCTGCAGGCTTTCCACAGTTAAACCCACCTGTGTTATCCTTGAGGTCAACATTTAAGTTATCTGCCATAATAGTCTTGACATAAAAGCCTTTACCTGATTCAGGTTTGACAAACTTCTTATACATAAATCTCTGTACATAAGGTCTGATTGTAACATCGTCAGAATAAAATACACTCTCACTAGATAAATCATCTATCTTATAAGAACCACCATTGACTATGGCAGCCTGTGTTTTTTTACCCTTGACTTCAACCTCACCCATAATTGGTGAGTGTTGTATTTTAAGACGAGCAAGTTGTGCTGTCTGTTTCTTTTGGGTTAGGTCTACTCCCATCCCCATCTTCTGTGCCATATCGGCAAAGTTATTTGTATCTATATTCATATATATAAACTCCTTCTGTTAAGTGTTCTAGTTATATCAGCTAACATCCTTCGTGTCAAGCCAATTATTACCTATTTTCGCTTCTAATACTAATGGCACATTTAAATCTATTTTGAACTGTTTGTCAACAATTATTTTCAATCTATCATTAGTATTTTTTATTACACCAAGAACTAATTCAACCTCGTCAGGGTGTACATCTATTACAATACTATCATGTACTGTATTAACTATGCATGACTGCATACTGTGTAGTTGTTTCTCTATATCTAATAGAGTTATAGGAACTATATCTGCTGTCGCAAAGCTCTGCACAGGAAAGTTCTTTATCTGTGTAAAGTGTGTAGGTGAACCATTAAACCTTCTCTGTACATCAGGGAAAGCAAATGACCTACCTGATGGTGTCTTTATTCTGCCATCATTCAGAGCTTCCGTAGCCAATCTGGCATGCCAAGATGCGATTCCTTTGTACTTTTCCGTGAACTGTCTATAATACGTTGCTTCAGCAGGCGACCTCCCAAACCCTGTAGCTCCGTAGAGTGGTGCGAACGTGTGTGCTTTCGCTTCTTGCCTACTAATCTTTTGACCACCTTCAGTAATAACTTTGGCAGTGTAGTTATGTACGTCAAACCCATTGTTTATCTCCTTCATTGCTACTTCATCCTGTGACAAATATGCAGCAGTTCTAAACTCTAGTTGAGCAAAGTCTGCTTCAAGTATCTTGCCACCTTCCCATCGTGAAACAAACACACGCTTAACAGGAAACGTACCACCTCTTGGCATATTCTGCATGTTGGGGTCTGCTCCACTGAACCTGCCTGTTGCTGTACGGTGTTGTAATAATCTAACGTGTAGCTTTCCGTCAGACTTGATGTTAGATGCTATGCCCTCAACGAATGAAGAGAGGTAGCTATCTAAAGCAGATAGTCTAATTACTTTTTCTAAGAAGTTCTCTGCTCTGTCCATATTCTTTTGACGAGCAACGGACTTTAAGTATTGAAGACTGTTCTTACTTGTAGTAAATCCATTAGCTGATATCCACTTAGCAGTCGGTGGTGTAAAACCCATACCTGCTAACTCAGATGTGGGAATAAACTTATATCCTAGTGCATCGCATTCTATACATCTGTTCTCGTTTGCATAGGGTGTGCCATCCTTTCTAGTCTTTCTAATCTTTCCATGTCCGTGACACACGTGGCACTGTTCTGCCTTAGTCTTCCTAAGTATCTCTGCTTTGCTGTTTATCGCTAAACGAAACTCATCCTTTGGCATGTGAGAATTGAATGTCATAACCCAATCGTGTTTGTCTATAGGTTTTCTAGAATATATTAACCACGATAGTTGTTCAGGACTATTTAAATTTACAGGTGTGTCACCCATAAAATATCTAGTCTCTTTGTATAGCTCTGTCTCTATCTCTCTCTTCTCTTGAGTAAATAACTTACGTACCTCATCAAGACCATCAACGTCAACACTAAAACCAACACGATAAATCCTAGCCAAACAAAGGGCAACACTATTAGTAAGAGTAACAGTGTCCAAAAGATGTTCATATTGTGGTGACTGTAGCTTCTTGTATATTTCATTTGATAACTCCTGTGTTGCGTGTAAGTCTGCTGACAGATACTCTGATAACTCATCAGGTGGTATGTCTGCCACACTGTAACCTTTCTTAAAGTATTCTTTTAATGTGTCTTGTTTCTTTGTGTCAAGGTCATATCTTTCTGCACATAGCTCTAGTGTAAGAGGTTGCTTCTGTCCTTCCTGTAGTATGTACTCTCCTAACATAGTATCAAACACATCTCCTTCATATCTAAAACTAGATTCCCACAACCACATTAAATCGTGAACAATATTATGTCCAATCAACACGGTTGCTTCATCAAGTAGTGATTGTATTTTATCGTAAACATTTTCTTCATTCATTCTATACAGATACTCATCGCCTTTCTCTGTAAGTATGCCTACCATTACTAGTTCATTCCTCTCTTCAAAAGGGTCAAGATGTAGCTTACCCTCACGAGTTTGAACTGTATTCTCTACGTCAATTGTTATCTTCATAAACTCTCCTTATGTTTAGTCATATATATGACAGCTTTTTTAAGTCTTGTCAAGCTATCTTTGAACCCACCTAAACCTACATTACAATGATGACATAACCAACCTCTAAATGTACCTGTGTCGTGACAGTGGTCTAACACCCAATTCTGTAGACGTGGTTGATTATACTTGCCTATCTCTTCTATATCCCTGTCGCATATAGGACATTTGTAATCATCAGCAGGGTATGGGTGTTGCTGTTTTAGTTTCTTGACCAAGCTAGATTGATTTCTCATGCAAGTTCTGCATGTTCTTTTAATTTCTGTAGGTTTATCACTAGCATAGTTCATCGCACTGAACTGGTCTATGGGTTGTTGTGTATTGCATTTAATGCATACCAAGGTATCTTTAACAACAACCTTTTCTTTTATTTTGTTTCCAAATAAATCTCTCATGCGTTGTACCTAGCTAATAAATAATCTAGCTCACAGTGTACACTACCGTGCCAACCTGATAATTTATTCTTGACAATGTTAAGATGTCTTTGTGCATCCTCTTCGTCTTGTCCTTCTACTTGTGGGTTCTTTGCTATCAGTATCATTAAATCAGCTTCAGCTGCTTTACCTGTACGTGACCCTTCCATCATACTCTGATTAAGTATAACCTTGCCCTCTGCTTCTGCACTTAGCTGAGACATATATAATATAGCACAGTTATATTGCTTTGCTATCTGTCTAGCGTGTATGGCACAGGCTTTGAGTGCTTCATCAGGTCTAGCATGTCCTTTGTAGGTGGCAAACTTATCACCCATATCAAGTACAACTATATCAGGTTTAGACTTCTTGACTGCTGACTCAACCCAACCCATATCAAGTCCTGTTGTATCCTTAATAAATATATTCTTACGCAAGGGTGCATATATCTCATTAGCTCTTTGCATATTGGCTTTCACCTCGTGTAAGTTCATACCTGTACCTGCTGTAAGATACCTTGCACCTACCCTGTGATAGCCTTCTTCATTACATAGGATAATACACTTAGCACCTTGTGATGCAAACCCACCCGGACCTGCTATGAGACTAGCATGGAATGATGTCTTACCTGTGTTGGGTCTTGCACCCACCTCAATAAGATGTCCTGCGTTGATACCCTCAATCTTCCTACATAATGTAGGTATGTTGAATGTCCACCTTGCTTCAAGGTCATTCTTATCTAATAGGTTTTCTATGCTGATGTCATCCCACTCTATGTTTAAGGTAGGTGTGAAGTCATCTCCATACTGCTCTAACATTTTACGCAAAGGTTCTAGAGAACTCTGTGTACCATTGACATAATCAAATCCTAAGTTTGCAATGTCCTCTCCTATCACCTGCTGAAATAACTTAGACAATACCTCTTGTGCTACATCATCACCCATAGGTTTCTCACTCTTAACCTGTCTGAACATAGCACCATAAGCATTCTTCTGTGCTGTAGTCATACTAGGATTACTAGAAAGAAACAGTGCCTGCACTTCATCAGGTGTCACTGTTCTCTCATATCTCTGCATAGCTTTGTCTATAACAGACTTTATCTTTTGTGCATCCTTACTAAATAATCTGTTAGGACATCTTGCTCCACGATGGTCTTCGTAGAACTTCTTATTCATTAAACTTCTTAATAGTGCTAGTTCCATATCATCTCCTTTAAATTATTAATATCTATATCTTCTTCATACTTTAAGTCATCTGTTAGACGCAGTACTTTAGCAGTACGCACCCAACTTTGCAACTCTTTTCTTATCTGCAATGTTTTTTGCAGTGCATCAGGGTCTAGTGCAACTACAACTGTGTCAAAGTTATGACATATAAATCTTTTATGCTCGTCTAATAAATTTGTACCAAGCAGTGCGACACCTGTGATGCCGTGATTAGCTACAGTACAAGCACTATAGCAATCCTCTACAAGCACACAACTATTGTCACCACCGTCTCCTGACTTACCATTCCAAGATACGAAAGGATGTCTGCTACTACCATATCTTTTCCACTTAGGTAATCGTTTATCTGTGGATGCACCAATTGCATCTACAACTACACCCTTCTCACTATCTTTTATTAAGAACACAGCCCTGTCTTCTTTAACATCATGCAAGCAATGGTCTTTCCATATCTTCTCTTTCCACGATAGTCCACCGATAGGGTTATGAAATATCTCTTCACGGATAGGTACAATATGTTCAGGAAGCACAAACTTATCCTCAACAGTAGGTTGTTTTATATTCTTTATTTCATCTACTGTTAGGTTCACTCTTCTGTTACCACTAACAGAACAACTAGCTTTGTAACAGTTAAATAATATAGAACCCATACTATTAGTAATAGTAAAAGTATTTTTACCACCACAGAAATGGCAGTCCATTCTTTTTGTAGAACCTGTAGATACATCTACATCTCTTAATATATCATCTATATTCATTTGTTTAACATCCTTTCTGTTAACAGAGTTAATATCATATTTTTAACTTAAAGGCAAGTACCTCATAAGCAAATCTTTTCTAAGTGTGGGTGCATCATTAATAATTCTTCGTGCCACTTTAGAAAATCTAAACTTAGTGTAAGGTACATACTTACCTCTAATAGGTTTGGTTTGTGGTGCAATGTAGTCTTGAAAACCAAAGTCATTCTTCTGCTGTTCAAGAGTATGCAACAAGTTTGCACACCAACTATCATCTACATCATCCCAAGTCCACTCAAATATATCTTTGAACTCTAGTCGTGGTGGCTGAAGTTCATACACAATCTGTGCAATCACACCCACATTTCTATATTCAAATTTACTATACGAGTGTTGCAAAAATGCAACGACTTCAGCCCTTGTCCAAAGATTAGAATACGGCATACTGCCAAGCCGTTTCGTCTGAAGACAATACATAATCTTTATACATAGCAGGTGTATCTGTCTCAGCATCTTTTTGTGGTGAAAAGTTTAAAGATTTATGTAAGTGATGTACCAACTCCTCAAGCATAGCTACTTGTGATATTGTAATATCTTTACATTCCTCTATGTATTGAACAGTATCTCTTAATTTATTATGCAGCCGTAAGAACTCCATACGTTGCTCCTCAGTTACTAGTATATCTTTGTTGTCCAAGTTTACCTTGAATTGGTTCTTTGTATCTTTCATAATGCTACTCCTTTCATCCAAGTAGGTTGTTGTGTATATCTATATCGTGCAAACCTAGCTTTGTCAGCTATGTAGAAAGCACGATAGGCTTTGACAGGATAGAACTCATCAGTCTTTAGTTCATCCATCCCACTAAAACATTGTGGGTGTTTAGTTAGTTTACCTTTAGGTATATATTTTCTACCTGCTAGTATAGAATGATAGTGTTTACTTGCTCCATGTGTCTTGTGGTATCTATCTTCATATTCCCATAACATATCAGCATATAGATTAAAAGCAAAGTTAAAGTTTGCCATTGTTTCCATAGCCCATAGAGTGCATGGGTGTTTCTGATGCACAGGTTTATATAAGTTCCTCTCCTCTGCATACTCAGGTGCATGATGCCACAGTGCAGTGCATAACATCTGTGCTTCTTCTAATGGCATCTTCACTACGTGCTGGTCACATAAAGATTTAGCAATCTTTTTTGTTGTATCTTCTATTATAAATCTATTCATTGTTTTCTTCTTTCCAATAGTTAGGGTTAAAATATTTATCTAGTATTCTTAAATTTTTATAATCACATTCTTCTAAATTTTCTATTGCTATATCTTCAGGGTGTATCTCCTTGTATATAGATGTGCTATAATTTTCTTCATACCATTTTGTTTCGTTGTCATAGTGATTTGTAAACAAGCTATCAAATGCTTCTCTTGCTTTTTGTTTTGTTATTTTATTCATAATTAATATCCCATCTGTAAAATATGTGGTCATCTATTCTTGCTATGTATGTCTTGGTACTCGCCCAAGATGGTGTTACATAGTATGCGTGGTAGTGTGTTGCACCCTCTACAAGGTCATCAAGGTTGCCATAGTACACTCCGTGTGCCACGAGCATCGCTTGTTCCCAAGCATCCATATCTCTAGGTGTATCGCTCTTACCATCACAGTACCAACTGAACTGACATCTGTTTCTTACAGGAAAGTCTGTCTTCCAACTGTAAGTAGGTCCTTGTTCTACCACCTCACATACTGTGTTGGGGTATCGTTCATCGTGTACTCTGTTAATAACAACTTGTGCCACTGCTATCTGTCCAATTAAAGATTGGTTCTTAGCTTCGTGATACACGTTGAGTGCTAAACATAATAGTGCTTCTGCTATCATCATATTCTTCTCCTTTATTCTAATACAATTAAATGTTTTTTAGCCCATTTTATATTTAAATTCATAGTGTTTACTATCTTGTCGTGTATTTCTACACCATTAATGGTTCTAACTACCTTGAGGTTACTACCTTTGTTACCTTTTTTTCTAGCTCTCCTAGAATAAAATTCATTTTTCTTACTCATCTTCTCCTCCTTTTCATTGGTTTAAAGTTACCCTCTTGCCAATCCTTTCTCATACTCTGCCATTTCTCATCAGTCCAATGAGGTAACAGATTAAAATTGGCAACAGACATTTTGTGTATGTCTTTGTATACATTACCTGCTTCACGTATCCAAACCCATTTACGTTTGGTTAGTACCCAAGTCTTTCTGTATCCACTGCGTGGCAGTTTGCCTTGCCAATACACTTCGTATAGTTCAGCATCTTGCCATCGCTTTGCTTTAGGTTTAGTCCACATTAGTATCTCCTATAAAGTTGGAGAGGGTAGAAGGAATCAAACCTTCATAAATAGATTTGCAATCCATCGCATAATCACTCTGCCATACCCTCATTATTATTTTAATCCTTGCATTATATGTGCAATCACATCAACTGTCCAACCATTGCCTAACATCTTATATCGTTGGCTATTGGACACGTGATTTGTGTAGTTGTCAGGTACAGTTTGCAATCGCTCACACTCTATTGGTGTTAGCTTTCTCCATTGCATACCCTCTACTACTACATTGTCTTTGCTTACAGTTGTAAGACAGTTTGACTTATCGCTATCACTTATCTCTAACTGTTTGGATAGAGGTAGCTCAAGTTGGTTGTCTTTACGGACACCATCCTCATCTAGCCTACGATTAACAATCCTACCTATAGATTTAAGTGCTAATGTTTTCTTCTTAACACTACGTAAATATTCAGAGCTACTACCACCTCTGCCTATAGCTTCTGTAAGACAGTTAGCTTTGTCCGTTGTAACATTCATCTTCTGTATCTTAGCTTCTTGATTAGGATTAAATGTTACAATATCTGTAGCTACCTTCGGTTCTCTATGTCCACCTTGCATAGTCGTAAGTGTGGGAGCTTTCCCATTGGGTGAGTAGATACGTTTGATACTATCAAAGCCTTTGATGTTATCAGCTTCGCCCACTTGTACCATAGTACGTTGCTTACGTTGGATACTGTTCCACCATACTGCTCCATTATATCGTGCAGTAATGCAATGTGACTTGCTATCCTTGTTAGTCATAGCATCATTAGCTATGCCATCTTCTAGGATATCCTGCAACACTATACCTTTGTCCTCTGTTGGTATATCAAAGGGTATGTTAGTCCAATATAATCTCTTTCTATTCTGTGCTGAGAATAAACTACTGTTTATAGTCACAGGTTGTACACCAAGATACTTGGATATAATATCCTGACACTCTTGCTTCATAGGTACATTCTCCATAAGAAAGTACTTAGGTTTTAACTCATCTTTTAACCTAACAAACTCAAAGAATAGTTTACTACGTGGGTCATCAAAGTCTAGCTGTTTACCTGCCACACTAAACCCCTGACAAGGTGAGCCACCCATCAGTAGGTCAACCTTTAGATATGTGAGAGGAAATGCCTTTCTACTTAAATTATTAAACTGTATTTCAGATACATCTCCTAGCTGTGTTGTCTGTGGGTAGTTTGCTTGTGTTACTTTCATAGCATACTTATCTATTTCAGATGCAAAGTAATAATCATACTTCACACCTGCTCTGTTAAGTGCTATCTGTCCACAAGACATACCATCAAATAAACTTAATACATTCATTGTCGTATCTCCTTCTCTCCTAAAAATTCTATTCTATCTTGCAACAATTTAAAAGATAAACCTTTTACATCATCGCTGTCTCCATCACTATCTACACCTAGTATGAGTGCCTTACCTGCATACATCTGCTGAACATACTCTTCGCCATTCCACACAGGAACTTTAAAGAAATGGTTACTGCTCTTGAGTAATCCCTCATCATCAACGTACATACCATCTCCATAACTATTGAGATTGACTACGTCAAATGTTCCTGCATCAATCCACTCATATATCTTTCTAAATCCGTGAAGATTTGATTCAGGTATAAACTCTACCTCTGCTACAAATTGTAGTATTGGGTCTATGTAATATGCTTTCATAATGTTTCTCCTTTTAGTCCGACATCGGACTTAGCTGTTGAATAATTGTAGGCTATGTACTTGAAAGCATACTCTCCTGCTTTCTCTCCTCGCTCAGAGGTGATGCGTTCTGATATCTCTCTCGCTGACCACCCTCTGAGTTTGGATTCCTTGCCCTCTTGCATTAACTCTTCTACTCTATGCTGTATGTTTAGCATATCTATTATATCTGTTTCCATTTACTTCTCCTAATCTATTGTTATTGTTTCTACTGCTTTTAATAAGATATACTTACCTTTTGGTAAAGCTAGTATATCATCATTAAAACACTCTGTACTTCCTGCTACTCCTCTCAGAGTAGCTTTGTCTGTGTTATCATTAATGTTGATAGCAGTTATGTCTCCGTCATCTGCATTTATGTATGCTAGTAATTCTTTAACCGTCATTTACTTCTCCTCTATGTATACACGTAAGTGTGTTGATTGTTCTATGCTCTGCCCATATGCCGTAGCACCTGTGCCTTTGTATTCATCTTTAACGTGCTGACCTCTAACACGCATCTTGTACTTGTTGGTGTTGAGATACTTTTTTATATCGTCAATAAACCTTTGACCATCACAATCATTAGGCACTTCACAGAAGTCATACTTAGGGTATGCCTTGACAGGTATCAGTTCCTCTACACGTTCTTGAAGATAGGCATTACGTTCTTTCAAGTCTTTTATTCTCATAATCCTAGCCCTCTCTTCACTAACTAATTTCTCTCGTAAGTGTGACACCTCTTGCTCTAGTTTCATTATCTGATTAGTCTGTGATACAGATACTTGTAAACCCACGTCATAATCTTCTGCAAGTATGCTCTGCATCTTTTTAAATGCTCTCATAACGTGTACAA